TTGCTTTTTTACCATCAAAGTTTTTGCCTACTTGGATTCTTTCTTCAATATCCGAAACCAATTGATTAAAAGGACTTTCTTTATCCTCTTGTGTTTTTTTAGCTTTAATTTCAATCTTGTCCTCAAAGCAATTAATTTCAATATCTTCTGGATTGTGTCCTAATACCGATAGTGCAATACTCGCTACTTCGTCTTTAATGTCTACTGCGAATTTGTTTGGAACATAAGTTGTTGTTTTTGGTTCATCAAAGAACTCTTCGAATAATTTACTGTAATTAATTGTGTACATAATAAATGTTTTTTTGTTAATAATACTCCATATAGTCCAAATACTATACCAACCCTAATCATGTAACAAAGTTATGACAAAACTACCCTAACTTTATTACAAATCGGAAAATGTGTCATTAAATTACGTTATCTTGTCTTTCAATGATTGTCGACATATGGTCTGCCCAATGCATAATAAATTGTAACTTATAAACTAATTGTTTCTTTAAGTCGTGACCTGCTAAATACTTTTGATTATCTTCATCATACATACCATCGGTAAGTTTGATTGCAAAATACTCTTTTTCATTATAAGTAATACCATAGTCGTTTAGTGTAAAAAACGTTCTATCGGTTAAAGTCATATAAGGTATCTTCTCATTACGAACAAATAAAGTTCCGTATTTCTTTTGAGACCACTCCTCTTGATTTGGTAAATAGTGTAGTTCTGCTTTAACACCCAACTTTCCTAAGTCGTGATGTAGACAACTAAATATTAATTCTTCTTCGGTGAAATCAATCTCTCCACCTTGCATTACGAACAGGTCTCTCATTTTAAGAGCGTTCTTACATACATTAAAGATGTGGTCTATATACCCACCTATATATGCGTTATGGTAGTGTTTTGAACCAGATGCGGCAGATAGTGTAAGGTTAACACCCAATTCTTCTTCGGAATACATATGGAGTAATTTCTCCAATCTTTCTCCTTTGAAATATTTCTTAATTATACCTATAAATCGGTCATAATTTGCTTTTAATTCTTGTTCTGTCTTTTGTTTCATAATTTAGAGTTTAATTGTTTATAATACTCTAATATAAGACAAATATTTGACATTACCAAATTTATATTAAGGTATTTTTTGTTAAATTAGGTATAATATTATAATTTATATTGAGTTTTTTTGCAATCACATTTGCAATATAAAGGTGGCCAGCGGTATTGGGATGTCCTTCATTATCATGTATATATTTTTTTGATATTAGTAAATTTCTATTTATTAATATAGATTTAGTCCAATCCATCTCATTATATATTTCTAATTTTTTAATAGAATTATTCAAATCCATATAATTAAAAAATAAATAAGGAATATTGTTTTTTTCTAAAAATGAATGCAAACAAAACATATAATGTAATGTGTGTTCACTACCCATTGGTTCATATTTTGGTTGATATTTTATATGGTCAGTTAAATTAACATAATAGTAATTACCATCTATATCACAATGTAATCTTCTATTAGGCCCTGACCATTGTATTATAACCAGTTCAGGTTTTTTCTTTTCATTTATTAATTTAGTTATAGATTCTAAACTTTTATGAAATATATAATCATTACCAACTCCACATTGTGAGTCATTGATTAAATCCAAATTATTATTTTTTGAAAGTATGTTTGCCCACGAATTTTCAAACCCAACCAAATAACCATGTGTTATTGAACAACCATTTGTGTATAAAATCATAGATTAAATTAGTTTATTATTTTTTACAATTTTACCACCTCTATATTTATTTTTTAAGGAAAGGTCATCAAAATAGTTCATTTTATCTATACCCACCAATGAACATACTTTTGACAAATCCAACCCAGTTTCATATATACCTTCATATGATATTTGATTAAAATGAAATGAGTTAATTTTTATTTTTTCCAATTCTAATTCTTTAAAATATTTTTCAATATGGTTTTTGTTTTGTTGTAACCAATCTTGTGTAATTTCATATTTGTCGTGCCATTTGTTGTTTAAAGATGCCCATACTTTACTTATGGCTTGGTCATATGAATCATTTCTTGTTAAAATAAAAATTTTGTCCCATGTTAATAAGAATAAATCATTTATATTTTTAATTTTAATATTTTGTCTTCCAATAAAGTTACTCTCAATTTCTTTTACGCAAATTTTACAAACTATATTTTTTTCGGTAAATACTTTATCAATTTCAGATTTAATATTAGAATTAAATGGTTCATTTAACCAATAATAATTTAATTCTTTACTTAACCATTTTGAAAATACAGTACTGCCAGTTCTTGATTGTGCTATTATTAATATTCTCATTATAGTATTTTTTTATATCCAATACTTTCAACCAAATCAAATACAACTTTATTCCAATCTTCTATTTCAACTTTTATTATATCATATTCTTCTATCATAATACCACTTACTTTATTGTAAAACCATTTGGGAGAATACTTAGGTCTTTCCATTTGTTTTGTCACATATAAGTTATAACCGAAGCAAATATTTTTATCTAATTCTTTAAACCAAACATATCCAATTGGTTGTTTATCATAGTATAATATAAATAAAATATGTCCTTTATTAATTCTATTTTTAACTTCATCAATATCAAACATATCATCCCACTGATATTCTTTATTAAATGAATCTATTAAAAATTGTATGTTGTTCGTAAAATAATCTAATGCAATTATATTATCTAATTCCAATCTTTCAATATGCAATTCTTTTTCTTTAATATAATTTTCTTTATTTAGTTGATATTTTTTCATAGTCTTGCTCAATACTATCATATTGTTTTATGGCCGACGGTGCCGTATATCTGTTTACTTTGGTTAATCTTAATTTAATATTATCGTTTATAAAAACAGAAGTACAACTTTCAAAGCTTTGGCTATTTTTAAAACCCCAAAAATCTATTTGTGTTGTGTAACCACTATCTCTAATAAATTCACAAGTATTCGGATATTGTTCAGTTGAATCGTAAATTAAATAAGCAAATTTTGATTTTTTTAGTAAATTAGATGTTAGTGAATGTCTATGTAAATTATCATCTATTAAACAAAAATCATAATAATCACCCACTTCAAAATCACCTTCTTCTAATTTTACTTTACTAATATTTTTATAATCTACATTTTTATTTAATTTAGATTTTAAGTTATTGTAATAATTTGTAGTAGCTTCTATGGATGTTATATTTCCAAAATATTTTTGAAAATAAACAGTACTGCCGCCAGAACCTATTTCTAAATAAGATAATTTAGATAAATCCCAGGATATAATCCAATCAATGAATGGGTGTGTAAGTAAAGGATATGGTAAATCAAATTTAACTGGTTTATTTATTTCAGAACTTTTGAAAAACCCTCTACTATTATACGATTCTATTAGGGCGGATTTTGCATCTGCGTTGACTCCGAACATATTAAATAATTGTTTGTTTTTCATTTATAATATCGGCATCTATCTTAATAACCAAAGACCACCTTTCTCCTTTCGTTATTTTTTTTATTTCATGCAATTGTCTAGAATGATATAGACATATTGTTCCTGTATTTTTGGGTATTATTTGCATTGTTTCATCCTCAATATTTTCTGCCCAACATTGATATTCTCCACCATTATAATTCTCATTTAAATTAACACCCAAATTATATCTTCTATTTGGATAATCTTTGGCCAAATCTATATGTTTTGGAAATACATCACCTGTCTCATATTTATATAACTGACATCCTTTAATATCTTCCGTAAATTTTATACCAGTTTTATTTTCAAAAAAAAATTGTAATTTATCAAATAACCACTTCGTATATGGTGCATTTGGTATTAAATATGCATAAAATTTACTCGGGTTGTTTTTTCTTCTATTATCCGTATCACATATATTTTTATACCAATCATAATTAAATCCATAATCTTTATATATTTTATGGAGATTAATAATTTTTTTACACTCTGTTTTATTAAAATAATTTTTTTTATATTGCATATATTTAAAATAATTTTTTTATAAAATATTGTTTTTCAAAATTATTCCACAACCAATTTCTCAACTTATCATCATTGATAAAATTTGTTTTTATTATTTTTTTATCTAAACTATTTTCTTTTTTTATTTTAATTTCTTTTTCAAATTTTTGTTTTATAAAATTTTCCAATTTATCCAATTCGTATATATCAAATATATGTTCTGGTGTATATCCACTTTTATACATTTCTTGTGAATTTAACATATTAAAATTAATATATTTATTATTTGGAAAACGTATATCTTTGGTTTTTGGTATTTTTATTTTATTTTTATTTTTAACAAATTTATTTAATGAAGATATTATTGATTTATGTACGATATCTTCATACGAATCGGCTGTACTATCTTGTAATATTTTTTTATTGACCGTTGGGTGAAATTTTATGTTTTCTATAATTTCTTTTGTAAAGGTTTTATATATCCAATCGTTATCAATATTTGGTAAAATATCATTAACCAAAATATTGTAACATTCGTTACCATATGCGGATACTATTTGATAATTCACAATATAATTTAGTGCACTTATAAATCTCTCACAATAATCTCTTTTTATAAAAATTGTCGGTACTTTTTTATTTAAAAATTGATATACTTCATTGGTTGATAAGTGATTATGTATTTTTATTTTATGGTTTGAAAAATGATAATAACGTGAATGATTTTCTAACGCAGCTTTGGCAGAACGATTATAGTCCCAAGTGGGGTCTATTTGTAAATCGGACTCTTCTAATGCGTAATGTACCGATATACTTGCGTTTTTTGGTACAGATAAAAATACAATTTCGTTTTCGATTAATATCATTTAAATTAATTTTTTATTTGATGTATATTCAATATTACTAAAATTTTTTGATATTACCAAATCTAATAGAGAATTTTTTGTTTGTATTTGTGTTATTAAACTATGGTGTGCCGTATTAACCCAATTTTTACACAATAAATAGTTGTCATCATAATTTAACATAAATTCCGATATAAATTTGGAAAATTTCAATGGATTACTTTTAATATTTTTAATTTCATTATAAAATGGATGTGGTTCTACATTTAAAATTTTACTTATTATTTCCAATGGATATGGGTGTATTGTTATAAATGGTATGTTTGCAAGTAATAATCCATACGATTTTTCTGACAAATAATTGGATGTTAAATCACCCATTACCCAATCCCAAGTTTCAGAAACTATGTGGAGTTTTGACATTGGTAAAATTCTCATCAAATAATCCAAATAGTGTTCAATATTTTCAATATATGTTAAATCTGCAAAGTCCTCACCTTCGGTTATATTATAATTTATATTTAATATTCTATTTTTATAATTAAAAAATTCGGTATTTTTGCAATTGTCGACTCTTGATAAGAAAATTTTTTCATTATTTAATTTTGATAATTCGTTTATTATATCGATTCTATGTCTTTTATGATATCTCATTGAAAAACACATATCATATGGTTGATTTAATTTTTCAAAGATATTTTTAAATTCATAATACCAACGAATGGATAATAAATCGTTCCATTCAAAAATTGTATTTGTTAGAAGAAAATTATGATTAGGATATTTTCTTTCTATAATTTCATTAATAAAACAATTATCTGATAGGATTTTGTGGTTTTTTAATCTATTAATTTGTATTTCTAAATCTTGTACAGGTGGATAATTAAGGCCATCGTATTTTATAAAAGATTTTTCAGTTCTAAATAAACAAATCAACCAATCTTTTTTATCTTTTAAAGTATTGGCAATCCATTTCATTATTGGGATATCATTAACTCCCCATTCGGCACCCCATTTACCTCTATGTGCATCTTCTCCGTTTTTTTTATTATAACAATCAATTGAACTAAATTTATTGTCTTTATTTAATTGTGAAAGTATTGTTAAAAAATCAATTAAATGATAACCATCTTCATTATCATTTAATTTGGGATTAAATATAAATTGCAATTTTACATCACCATATTTACACACAACGTCACCAATCTCATCTTTGATGTTATATGTTCTATCCGTTGTATTGTGTGCTAATTTATAAAATAAAGATTTTGTATAATAATGATGTACATATATTTTATGTAACATTATAAAAATGTTTTTACCGTTTTTTGTGTTTGTGGATAAAATAAATCATCAACATCTTTCCATTTTTTCAATGGGCAGGCGTTGACTTCAGTAGAAAATATTTTTTTTGAAATTGGACAACCACATTCACCACAAACTACTCCAATTTCTAACTTACTGGTTATAGTTTTTTTTGATGGACATGTATCACAAATATTATAACGTTTTTCGGCTAAGATTGTTTGTTCTGGTGTTGGGTTTTTTGCAATCACCCAAGCACTTATAATTTCTTTAAATTTTTGTAACATATTATTTTATTAAACTATACGATTTTATTATGAATGTTTTTCTAACAATGCATCTCTAAATTGTATAACAATAGATTTTATATCATTTTTAGTTGTCTCACTTACAACCTTTTTACTTCTTTTTTTGATATCGTTCCTATTGGTAAATTTTTTGTTTTTATTTATTTCGGTACTCATATTTTTTATTTTAATTTTTCTAATTTTATTCCAAGGCCATCGTAATCTACTGCGTAATATCCGTCCGATTCAATAGTAACATTTGATTCAAATTTTGTATCAATTAAATCTTGTGCTAATACACCTTTATATGTACCATTTAAATCAACATTATATAACATTTTTGCTTTATTAATATAACTTTTTTTGAATTCAAAAGTATATAATTTTAATCCTTCTTTCGTTGTTTCAATATATTTAATTTTTTTCTTTAATCTTTTATCTGATTTGTTACCATTGCAATAACCTCCCGCACTACAAACGTATCCAAAACCATCCAATGTACATCCTCCTGCATATCCACTTACATAGGTACATCCGTAACCAGCACATCTACAACATTGTGTAAAATTCCATTTTGAATAAACACCGTCACTACATCTGGTACATGCTGGTGCTGGATATGCTTCTCTACAATCATATGTGTAATTATGTGTCATTATACCAAACCTTGAATTTTCTGATTCTTCCATTGTAAGAAAAACATCTATCTGTTCAAAGTCGGTTGTATACACATTTACCATTCCGTAAGAAATTGTAATTGTATTTATATTTTTTTCTACCATAGTGGAAGTTTGAGTATCAAACAATAATAAGATATCGTTTTCATCTATTCTACCATATTGTTTAAATTTTACAATGTAATTATCAGTTGAACCAGATTCTAACGTTTTACATAATATTGAAGCATGACTTACATCTGAAAATATAATACCATCGGTTGTTTCTATTTCGTAAAAAAAACCAATCCAATTTTCTTGCACTCTTTTACTTTGTAGTGTTGCAGTATCAATTTGAAAATTATCCATAAAATCACTATATGATGATGTCCAATCATTTGTTTGGTAATCAAGTTCATTTATTGGTAAATTTGGTATAGATATGGTTTTAATAAGAGAATTTGGTTGTAAAGAAGAAAGAGTTACCTTTGAACCATCTTCCATTAATACCTTTGTATTTTCATCACCAGATAGATGTGGGTCTTTTTCTCCCGCATTTATAAATTTATATACATATTTTGGTCTTTCCCAATATTGTATTTCATTATTATCTTTATAATCACAAACTTCATCTATTTCAAATGCATGGGTAAATTCAACACACCATAAATTTAAAACATCCAAATTTGAACCATATAATAAATCAACACTTCTATAAAATTTTATTCTATTATCTAACAAATCATTTGGATTATAGATATATTCCTGTATGTACTCATCAACCTCCAAAGATTGTTTTATCGTTTCTAACTCTTCAATTGTGTTTATTTTTAACAAAGTAGGAAACAATCTATTATCAGCTGGTGTAAATCTTTTTTTAACTAAATAATTGGGGTGAACTCCATTATCTCTAATTGTTGTACCAATTGAATCAAACCCTAATTCTGTATCGTTTATATATGTTTTTGGGATTGAATTTTCATCCACATCATACATTAATTTAAGAAATTCCCAATTATCTTTTGCATATATATCATCAATAACAGCAGTTGTATCATATGCAATTCTAATAATTAATTTATTATCAGTATCTTCAACAAAAGGGACTGTAATGGCATTGTTATCAACATTAAGTAAAGTAAATACATAATTTTTGTTTTCACAATATCTTTTTAATGTATTTTTAAGATTTTCTCCTCCTATGAAATTTTCAGGTATTTCCGTTAAATCTATATTTCCCGCAACACCATTTAAATTTTCTTTTGTTATATAAACAATTTCATTTATAGTGGAACCTGATGTTAAATTATCTAATTTAGTTGTATCAAAATATAAATCCGTTAAAACTTCGGTTTGTATATTTGTATTAGTTTCAATGGCCTTGAACGAACCATCAATATCTTTTAAAAGGTCTGTACCTGTTAGAACTGCTCTCATATTGTTTTGTTATTTATATTCCCCTATAAATATAATTATAATCTATTTTAATCAAATATACAATAAATATTTCACATTACCAAATAAAAGAGCGGGGGTTGGGGGCAAAGTCGTTTTTTAAGAAAATTTTTGGAATAAGAATATCTTATCTCTATTGATAGTTATATTAATTTAATTGGAATTCGTATTTTATTATTTAATTTATAATAAAACTCATTCTCACTTTCTACTATCGACATTAAATATTCCCATTCTTTTGGAAAATCCATTTGTACCATTAATACTATATCTTCTTTTGATACCCAACCTTTCAAATGGTGAAATTGAAATTCTTCATAGTCATATTCAGGAACGTTATAACCCAATTCAATCAATAAATTTGAAAGTTCTTTTAACTCTACTATATTGAACCCATTCTTATGTACTTTATCCCACGTATAGTACAAATCTTTTAATATATCCGTATTCCAATGCATTGTACCTTCTAATTGTGTAAACTTATTCATTACATCGGAAATTGTTAAATCCCCATAGGTATCCATAGTAATTATTTCGCTATGTAATGCAGACACCAAATGTTCCATTGGGTCTCTATATATACACCATATAGGGTTTTTTGGTGGTGAAACTAAATACTCTCTATATACGTTTGATGTATTTGCATGTACATATGTAGGAAATATTTTAGATAAAAACCGAGTACCATGTTTTAAAGGTGCAAATATTTTATTATCGTAGATGTTTAAATTCATAGTACACCTCTATTCGCGATTTCTCCACCACTCCTTTCTCTCTATATACCAAAACGGAAACTTACACACCCAATAGCAAGTTAGACCACAGGCAGCAACCAAAATGACAGGTAGGAGTAGTATACAGGTTATAATGTTTGATATGCTTTTAGTGAGTGATGCCATTTCCGTAAATTGATGTGTAAATACCGACAAGGCCGACAAACATCCAAAAAATATTTAAGATAAGGTATGCTCTATTACTCCTCTCCCATGCGGCATAAGTAAGAATGATTGCATCTATTGTATTCCATATCCACATATATAGGAAAGGAGTTTCAGGCCCCATAATAGAGAGAGTACCAAATGCAATTACTCGCATCACTACTCCTATATGTTCCATCCATTTAATTGTGTCCTCTTTTAGTAACTTTAATTTTGACATAACGATTATTTATCTTTTTTCTTTGCAAGTTCAGCTGCAACTTGATTTTGAGTATCCAAAATGGTTTGTTGAGGGTTTCGAGTAGTTTGTAGTTCACCAACGGATTTATAAATAACTTGGTGATAATCTTTAACACCCAATAGTTGTTGTAACGGGTCGGAAAGAGATTGAGCAGTGATTTCTACTTTACCTATATTAAGAGGTATTATTCCATTAAAGAACATTTCCTTAATCATATTAAAGTCGGTTCTCAATAGAGTTAGTCTTTCTCTTATACCTTCTGAGAATACTTTTAGTTTGGCCATATCCAATAATTCGTTTTGAGGTTGTAGGACTATATCTAATGCATCCAATGAATATGCTGCAGGTGGTGCAAGTTTTAATTGGTATAGTGTATATGTATCTAATCCTCTTATAGAATCCTGATTAAGAGTATAGTTAATTTGGGTAATGAGGTTATTGGGTACTCTGTCCGTTTTGTCACCTTCGTATATATACTCTACCGAACTTACACCTGCACGTATTCCTTTTGTGTCTTGTAACTCTGCTATGGTTTGTAGACGAGATACATCCAATTCAATAATCTTAATGGTTTTACCTATACTTACTTCTTTATTCTTTACCTTTAACTTGCCATTCTCTACTATATCGTAATGGGGATTATTAGATTGTTTTATTTCGTTTAAAGTAGTAATGGAACATAAATACGATTCACCCACCTTAACAATGATACCATTTGCTTTAATAACTGGTTTTAGATTAGTGAGAGAAACACCAATAGGCAAATATATAGGTTTAATGTCTGGTGATGCAGATATAACCCAATTAGAACCCTGTTTAGAATATCTGTCCGGATTTTGTGATATAGTTTTCATTCTTTGTTATTTCTATAAACGCTCTATTATAGATAGTCGTTTCTTTTAATCTTTTATCCCCTTTTAATCTTATATTATATATTGCTCTTTGTAATTCCTGATACTTATCTATTTCGATTGCGTCACATATAATTGCGTTTAATTCTAAGTCCCCTTCAATTACTTTAAAGGATTCTATACCTTCTGCTTTAATTTGTTCTTTTTTATTCTTATATCCTATGACATGTGCAACACCAACGGATGTACCAAACTCTTCTGCCACATCCATATATACACTTTCTTTAATCATTTTATTTAGGTTGAATCTTATTGGGTACTAATATTTTGGTTTTCATAACATTAGGGATATTAGATAACTGACTTATTCCGAATTGTTGATTAAACATATCATTACCACAACGGTTTAGATAATCTTCATCGGATTCGTCAGGCAATCTTTCACAATGTCCTTCGTATATCTGTACTAATAGTTCTTTTAATTTCATACTAATAAATATCTTATTTGTAAATAAAAAAAACCCCCTACGTTTTAAGTAGAGGGTCTCAGTTTATAATTTAATAAACCTTTTGAAAAAAGTGATTGCGTAAGGTAAAACTTTCCACCCTACTAATACACCTACCCAAAACGGATAGTGTAAAACGAAATCTAATACTTCCATATTTAATTTAGTTTGGTTAAAAAATAAGTCAACTAATTCCGATATCGTATAAATAAGTATCACTTAGGTAGAATAAAAACAGTTAATTTCACTTTGTGTATATCATATATCATGTCAAAATTGCTCCTATACGAAAAAAAGTGGTCCCCGGTATTCGCACGTATCCGACCCGATTTTCAGCAACTCGTTTTGTTTGAGCTACACGTAACTGTTTGCAAAAAGTAATGAGCACAAGAATCCCGCAACGATGTTACTCATTGCGGGGTCGTGAGGATAACCTTAATACCTCACTCTTGCTAAAATAAAAATGAAAACATTAGAAAACCAAATCTAATTTCTTTTACTTATGTAGTTTGTGTACTTAGTATACTGCGACATTAACTCATTTGCTTTAAGTCTTTGTTCAGATACTACTTCTACTCTACTACCTATGTTATATTGTTTACACCATTGGATGAATTTGTTATCTCCCATAGTGTTATGTCTATCTATCTCTATTGTATTATATCTCTCTATGTCTATATGTGTTATACTATCCATTGAACTGAATTTATTTTTATTAAGATTGTCCGACTAAGCTTTTGCCTTTGCAGGGTGTTGCTCAAAGATTTGTTTTAAATACTCATCTTCGTTTTCCATATCCTCTGCACTCATCTCATTGTATCTCTCTAATAAAGATATAGCGGACCTGATTTCATCTAACTGCTTTGACGCTGCCCATTTAGGTTTGCCGTCTTGCAATGATTTAATCTTCTTCATTAATACTATCTCGTCTTGTTTAAGTTTGTGTATTGCGTAATCCATTTTGATTTTTGTTTTATATGTGCCCAACAGGGCTTTGTGTGTTTGTCTTCGTTTCGTCTTGCTTGCCTCTCATACGGGTTCCTACTGTATGTACCGGGGTAAGCATCGTATTTTGTTAATATCGGTTGTAATTGATGTGTCCATTCGTGTATGCAAGTGCCTATCAGCTCTCTTACATCGTAGCAATTGTTATAGTATATGTGCACCTCATTATCAGTAGCATCATACTCACCACAATCACTATCCCACCCTATACGGACTGACCATACGGGTTGATATTTTTTTCTATTGTTCACTCCCATATTTTTCCGGCACCATCGCAATGCCATATTTGCTATCGCTACGGCATGCTTTCTCTCTAAACTTTCAACCTTTGTGTTTAAATAAATCATCCTATTGTTTTGGTTATAAAAAAAGTGGCTCTATTGGGGAGCCACTTTGTTAACTATCAAAGCTTTCTTTGTAAAGTAAATCGGAGAATAACCATTTGTAAAGTAACCAATATGCTTTTGATATAGAGCGGTGAGCTAGAATTGAACTAACTCCTATAATCTGGGAGACTATCATGCTTCCCGCGGGCTCTTACGTCCGTGTGGATACCATTACACCTTCACCGCTTCATTAGGACGAGGAATCTTTACAACCATATTGCTATGGAATCTTTACAACCTCGTGCTAAATTATTTTACTACTGCCGCAGTATCTACTACTTGAGTTGCAGTTGTATCAGCTACTACTACCGATGTTGAATCAGTTGTTGCAGTTGCTTCCGTTGCAGGAGCACTACATGCTACCATACCAATAGTTAACACTAATGCCATAGCACCTACTTTAGCAGACGCTAAGATAGTTGATAATCTCTTTGCGTTATACAATGCTCTAGTCGTAAAGAAATCTCTCTTTTGTTCACTTTGAGTCGTTGCCGCTTCGTTTAAGTTGTTTACTAATTCTGTTACCTGATAATTCACTTTTGTACTAATTTTCTTAGCCATGTTCTTTTTTTGGTTGCCTTTAAGTTATTAATTGTTCAAGCTCCATTGAGGCGGCTTCCTTTTACCTCAGCTTCGCTTGTATCTTTATTGTTAATGTCTCTTTGTTATATACAATATACGACAAATTTTTGACATCACCAAATTTATTTATCAGTATCTTCCGGCCTTCTTGCATTCATGTCTCTAAAATTAGCATCCACTAATACCTCTAACGCCGGCACCATGTCGCTTAACTCCTTAGATGCAAGGACTTCTTTTTTATCCTTCTTGCTTAATACATTTTTGATTAAGCTATTCTCTAACTTATCCATTTTGGTTTCCACTTCGATATCACCCACATACTTGCGAACACTTTCCTCGTCAACAAAGATACGTGGTTTGTCCATCTTGGGACCTGATAACTCAATCACCTCATAGATGTGCTTGCCATCACCAAAGTTGAATTTCTTATTCTTAACGATGGCTTTATAACCTCTCTTACCTAATTTGATTTCTTTTACTTTACTCTTACTCATATACTTTAATTTATTTGTTAAACCATTCTTTTTTATTCTCATCCCAGCGATATCCTATATTGACTGCTGTCTCTGCAAATCCATCCTCGTCAAAATCATCGGTATCTATTTCACCGAAATCATATCCTAACTCAATCAATGCTTCATATAATTCATTATCCGTTTGACCTTTACTCATATACTATCTTTTAGTGTGTTGAATTTAATTCATAATGAAACTTTTGTAATTGCTTTGTTTCGTATTGGTGTGCCGCAGCCTTACCTCTAATCACTTTGACTATAAACAAATCGTATACCTCTTGTGCATACTCTCTCATATCGTTATATAGTGCCCAATTCTTATTCTCTTTACGAGCTCGACTGAAATGTTTTTGTAATCTTAATTTAGCAGAGTAGTGGAAGCGTCTACCTATTGCGGCAGTAATACCAATATAACTCTTACCATTTTCAGTATTGACTATTTCATATACTATGTGGTTTCTATCGTTTCGTTTTTTCCTATTCATACTATCTATTTTTTAATCTTACAAACACTTCTTTGATTTGGGGAGTTTCTAATCTTTTTAAGAACTCCTCTAACTTTTTATCTAAGAACTTTTTTTCTTTCTTTGTCATAGAATTTTATTTTACTATAATACCATACCCACCACTATTTGTGTTAGTTATAAACCAACTCCAATCTTCATCACCAAAGAACCTATCCCAATTTTTACCTTTACTCAATCCCTTACGGCCATTGTATTGTATTACTCCAATGTCTTTTAAGTTAGTGCGTATTGTTGAATAGTATCCGTTAACACTTACCTTACCTAATTTATTATCTTCAATTAACATTTCGGTAATTATCTTTACCCACGATGGTTTGGTTGTGAACTCCATTACATTGTATAAGTGTTTATATACCTTTGCAATCATTTTCTTATTAGCAGAATCATATCCTACTTTGCTTTCCCAAATATCACGAGGTGAATCGAATCCGTCAAATGTATGTGGGTTATGTGTTGGTGTGTTATTCATATTATTTTGTTTTAATGGTTTGTACTATTGTTTTGACTAATGCGTATACTAAAATTGATACGATTGATATTACTAAAAATTCTCCTATTGTTATCATATTACTTATTTATATTTTCTTCAATTTGTTTTATTAGATGTTGTGCAGTATCTGCAATCTTATCAATACTATCCTCACTTCTACCACTAACCCACATATCACTATTAAACAATTCATTTAATGCTATTAATACTGTTTGTTTTTGTTCACTCGTTAATTTTAATGTCATATCTTTACTCATATTACTTCATTTTAATTTCGTTCATAATGTTTTTTACTATTCCTATCGTCATTTTGGTATCGGTATACCCATCAATGAATGACTTAGCGTCTTTACGACTTACAAAGTATTTCCTAAATTTATTAGGACCTGATACTTTATATACTTCAAAAGATGTAGGTTCAAATCCTTCGGACTTCATTCTCATAACTCTTTTGACTTTCTTAATCTCATATAGAGACTTTGTGTTTACTTTACTTTTCATATTCTTATTTTTACTTTACTTAATTATTTTGATAAAACCATATATTGTTCTAACTTCTCATTGGTGAAACTATTAACCATTGTCCATATACCCATATCCATTGATGTTACAAAGGAAAATTGGTGTTTGTCGGATGTTCCTATTTGACCAATACAATTATAAATCGATGCAGTAGTATTTTCATCTCTACTTACAATTTTTAAAGTATATTCACTTACCTTACCCTTATAGGTGGATTTGATATTTAAGGTTGAATCTGTTATTGTTATAATTCCTTCCACCTTTACTTTGAAAGTGGGTGTACCTAATTTTTCAAAACCAATTGTCTTTTGTCCGTTACTTACTAATGTTCCCAATACCAATGTCAATACTAATGTTAATTTTCTCATCTTATTTATTTTATTTTTTACTTTACTTAATTACTTTAAACGAAAATAGTGTAAGGATTAACCTAACACTATATCAATGGCTTTTTTCGTTAAACCGAATTGTTTTAATTCTCTCTTACACTCTGCGATAAAACGTTTTTCAACCTTACCCAATTTGATAGGATATTGCGAGATAATTTGTTTAATCGTAGTCGCTTCTTTTTTCAACATACCAAAAAACTTCATTTGTTTTTTCAATTCGGTATTGTTACGAACCGCAACGATATGTTTACGACCCATAAAGTCAGTAAATTCAACCATTGATTTTGGTTTAACACATTGAGACATTTTACTCGCAGCAAAATTCTTATAGATAGGTCTTTCGTTACGAGACGTATTATAAGAAACTTCGGTAAATTGGTTAAATTCGTTTGTCATTCTATTATTCATATTATATTTTTTTACTATGTGAGGAGTTATACTTTCAACTCAATACACTAAGATACGACAATATCCCGAACCTACCAAATATTTTACAAAGAAAGTTTATTGATAATCAACGAGTTATGGCATTACAATTAAAAATATGTATAACGCACTGATACTCAATAAAGAATTTTTGGTCTCTAATGCGTTGATTACCAGTGCTTTACGCCGGCACATTGATTATCAACGAGTTATGCATTTAATAAATTTCTAATGAATTTTAGTTATTTTAGATAATTTCAAACTTAACTCCACGTTGACTTAAATAATTTCTAATGAATCAATTGATATGTTAGATGAAACTCAATGCCAGTAAGGATTTGGCAATGTCAATAATTTTTCGTATCTTAATAGTTAAACTCAGCATGACCGGCAATCCTTACTGGCTCTACGTTCCGGCGCATTGCTATTCCCCTTTATATTACACTCACACATTTATTTTTTGTTCGGTGTTTGCAAGTATGTGGGGTTGCCAGAAAAAAATTCAATCGCAGAACGCAAGGGTGGGATATAAATTCATTCCCTGATATACTTTTATAGTGTTTTGTTTTCTTTGTAGTGTGTAAGTATGTAACGATTTTAATTTGACACATATAACCTTTTACCACTCTTTAACACTTAATCCCACTTTTACCCACAAATTAACACTACTATTTTAATTTTGATATAGTATTGATTGATATACTAACTATCTAATCTTTTTAAGTAGATATATGTTGCACGACTTGCAAATCCTTTTTGTTTTATTCCGTTTATTAGATTGTGTATAAGGAATATATTTTTTATTTGATGTTTATTACTCATACTATCTTTTTTTATCTATTTGTCTTGCAACCATCCATGCAATCCACATTAATATCATTATTCTTATTATCATTCTATTTCATTATCATAACCAACTCAATGGCTTTTAAAAATGTTTGTTTACTTTTGATTTGTTCACTACTCAATAACATACTACTCATATCATTATCCTCATTCCATAATATATAACCCTTACCCGTTTTAAATCTATTCAGTACGATTTTGATATCACTATGCGTTTTATTTATGTGTCTTATATGAAAATGATATTGTTCGTTACCCTCTTGATTCCAACCCCATGTATTGAGTATATAATAAGTCATTCCACTCAATTGAATTCTTTGTTGGATTAGTTCGTGTTTATTTTCTATTGTTAACATATTACTTTCTTATTGTTATACTTCTAAAATTACTTGCACCATTACTCAATCCTTTTAATTCATTCACTTCATATAATACACATACCATACCTATTATCGCAACGCACATTAATATAAAGGTTATACCCTCTACTATATCTTTTGTTTTTAGTTCGTTATTCATACTTACTTATTTTTATCTTTTAGTATTTGGATTGTAGCTTGTTTTATGATTAGTAATTCTATTAATTCATCCCATCCTTCTGCCCTATCCCCTATT